CCTGCTCGTCTGCACGGTAGAGACCGTCGCAGACCTCGGCCAGTTTGTCGTTTTCCTGGCCGTCCTTGGACACGTAGTCCACCGTGATGCGGTTGTTGCGGTACTCGTTGATGATGCGGATCACCGAGAGCATGATCTTGTTGACCTCGAATTTGGGCTTGTTCTCGTACAGATCCCAGAGTGGGCCTTCCCACTGGCTGCCTGCCAGCGAGTAGAAGCGCCGATCTTGGAGGCATTGCAAGCGCTCGTCACGGAGGGCTGTTTGTACGTCGTCAAACTGCGCCAGGGCTTCTGCGTGAAGGTTGGCGAGTCGTTGGTCGTTGCTCATTCTGGCCATGGGTTAATTCCTCAATTTGTGCGATTGTCTCACCACTTTTTGACATTTGGCAGGGGTGTGAAGATCGCGGGCTTGGCTGCGCTGGATCGCCGCACGGCTTCGCAGGCGTAGCGCAGTGCATCGATGACGTGGTTCTTCTTGTCTTCCAGGACGGGCAATATCCTGCCGGTCAATGGGTCTTGCTTATAGCTGTACAGGGTCAGCTCGTCAATGGTGTGGATGCAGCGGGGGTGCACCACGATGTCATAGTTCTTGAGAAACTCGATGCCTTCCTCCACCGACTTTGGCCCTTTGACCGCTGTCATGATCTTGGGGAAGCCGTTCTTTTTCATGTGGCTGATAGTCTCTGGCCTGGCTGAGTCGGCCACGATTGGCCACTTCTCGGCCTCGGGAACCTGCATGAACAGCTCGGGTGTGTTCACGATCTCGCAGCCGACCATGTAGGCTTCGTAATCGATGTAGAGCGTGCGGCCAACGATGTGGCAACGCACCAGCGTGGTCGGGTCGACTGCGAATCCCCAGTCTGCACCGAGCCGGTGAATTGCGTCTGGTGGTGCCTCGAAGTCGTCAACGCGCCAGTTCTTAAACACTCTTGTGTTGCTGTTGGTCAGGTAGCTGCCCATCCAAACGTGTTGATACTTGTCGGGGTCTCGCCTCTTGTCGTACTCCATCTCGTCCCTGAGAACGTCGGGGAACCACGGGTTATCGTGAAAGTTGACCTTGAGGACGGTTGCGTCTTTTGGCGGTGTCGGGCCGCGCAGTAGGAAGTCGACAGGGTCGTTCTGCTGGCGCGGGTTCCACGTGAACCACAGCTCAGAGTCTGGCTTGCGGATGGTTGGCCGCAGCAGGTCGAGGCTGGTCTGGCTCAGGCTTTGAGCCTCCTCCACCCATGCGCAGTCGTAACCTTCGAGCGATTTTATGGAGTCGGCTGTGTGATTCTGCATGCCTTGGAAGATGATCGCGCCGTCGGCCTTTCTGGACTTGATGACGGCATCCTGCACCTCGAAGTAGGCGCCTGCGTTCATGGCCTCGATCTTGTTCTCCAGCAGCCGTTTGACGGACTGGCTGAGGGATTTCTGTATTTCACGCACGCAGACGCTTCGCCGCTTCTGGTCCATGATGTGAGCCTCGATCATAAGCTCGGCAAACATGTGGGATTTGCCAGAGCCACGGCCACCCCATGCGCCTTTGTATCGGCTGCCTTCCAGCAGGGGAAGCGCCCACTCGGGGGTTTGGAGTTGAAGAACCTTACCCATTCTTGACGATCACTCGCTCGATCTTGGCAAACTCCAGCGGTGCACCGTCTGCGCCAGTCAGCTCATGCTTCTGGGTTTCTGCCCAGCGCATTTGCGTCTTGCTCCACCAGATCATGGCCGTGGTGTCGCCGCCCATTGCTTTCTGGAATAGGGTTTTCCCTACCTGTCCATTGGCCTTGGCTTTTCCGGACACCAGCTCGGTGGCAAAGTGCGCACGCAGCGTGTCGACGTGAATCCCATCACGCACCAGTGCGCCTATCTGGTCGATTGGAAGGCCGTAGCCTGACAAGGCTTCTACCTGTTTACGCTCTGCGTCCGTTGGTTTGAAGGCCAATCTTCCAGCACCTGGACGAGCGCCTCCATAATTTGGGTCATGCGCTTTAGTTGGCACGATTTTTGTCTTTTTGCTTTTAGTAATTGGTTTTTCAAGTTTTGCTGTCATTTTTTACCTCCGCGAAAGGCTTTCCGGTTTCTGCGTGTGTTGCGATTTTGCCTGTGAAGTCCTGCCAGCGCTTGACGATCACATCGCAGTACATGGGTTGCAATTCCATGGAATAGCAAACGCGGCCGGTTTTTTCGGCTCCGATCAAAGTTGAACCGCTGCCGCCAAAGGGTTCCAGGCACAAACCGCCTTTGGGTAGGCTGGACTTCATCACGCGTTCCATCATGGCCACCGGCTTCGGTGTGGCGTGGCCGTGTCTTTCGTCGCCAGTCACGCGGGGGAATTCCCACACGTCGCGCATGATCTCGTGGGCGTTGTCGAAGTAGCTGCGTGCGCCCTGGATCTCGCTTGTCGGGCCACCCTTCACGCGATCCCATTCGGACTTCAGTTCGCGCCAAGGCTTGGTGAATTGGCCAGGGTAAGCCTGGGCAAGTGTGTTGTAGTGCTTCTCTGGAATCAGGGTGAACTGCGAACGCGTGAACCAGTGGGAATACATGCCGCACCCGCAGACGCGTTTGATGTCTGGCGGCTTGATGCCTGCTGCGGTGGCTTCCTGCTCCATATAGCCGCGTACTGTCTCCCAAGTCTCGGGGAAGTCCTCGGTGTTGATGTTGCCCCGGAACTGGTTGCCAAACTGAAAGAACAGGCAATGCTCTGAGGCGATTGGAAACTGCGTCAGCAGATCTGACTTCATGCCTGGTATGGTTTTTTTGTCCCAAACGATCTGATTGCGAAGCTCCAAGTTTTCGCTGTCACCCAGCCCGCCGCGATACCAAAGACGCCATAAGTCCGGTGAGTTACCCCAAATGTAGGCGCTGGCATTGTCAGCCAAAAACGTGCGGAACGTCGCCCACCATTCCATCTGGAACTTGTCCAGGTCTTCCTCGTAAATGTTGTCGTTCGCTACGCCGTCGGCGGCCTTTCCCATGCCGTATGGCGGGTCTGCATGCAGCAGTTGCGCCACAGCGCCGGCGGTCAGTCTTTCCACGTCGCTGACGACCAGGCTGTCCCCACACATCAACCGGTGCTTACCCAGCACCCAAACATCGCCAAGCACAGTGACTGGTTGCTCGGGCAGCTCAGGCACTTCGTCCTCATCGGTCAGACCAGGCTCGATCTGCTCAGGTGTCAGAGCTGCGATCTCATCGGCTGTGAAGCCAGTCAGGTCGAGGTCAAATCCCAGATCACCGATCTCACCCAGCTCAAGCGCCAGCATCTCATTATCCCAGCCTGCATTCATGGCCAGCTTGTTGTCCGCGATAACGTAGGCGCGTTTCTTGGCATCGCTCCAGCCTTTGGCCACCATGACAGGGACTTCGGTCATCTTGAGACGCTGTGCGGCCAAGGTGCGCCCGTGGCCTGCAATGATGCTGCCATCCTCATCCACCAGGACAGGGGTGGTCCAGCCCCATTCTTTGATGCTGGCGGCAATCTGGCCGACCTGCTCGTCGGAGTGGGTGCGGCTGTTGCGAGCGTAGGGCACCAGTTTGGTGATGTCCCACTTTTCCACCTTGTCTGCGGGATTGGTCATGCTCAAAACCCCCCGCCGCTGCGTGTGGTGCAGGTAACGCTGCCATCCCAGTTCTTCACGCATCGGGTGGTTGTTTGTGCCTGGGCGAGTGTTGCCGCCAGGGTGAAGGCAATGATGATGAGGGCTTTCATGTCGTTCCTTTTAGATTGTGGGTTTTTGTGGTCATTGTGCATTGTCCTTCATGTTTTCAATTCGCGCCATCTTCATGGCATCTTTTAAATCGAGCCTAAGTTGCTCGTTTGCGGCCTGCTCATCTTGAAGTCGGATGTAGACCTCATGTGCAAACTTGGCCAGCGTGTCATGTTGCCATGTTGCAAAGTTGGGGGTTTCTCTTTGTTTTGTCATTTGTTTCTCTTTGTTTTGTCATTTGTTTCTCTTTGTTTGGTCATTTGAATCTGCCTGTGGATAACTTTTTTGATGGTTGGCTGGTTTGGTTGGTATGGATCTGCGCTGCATCGGTCGGTAACAGGTAACCCCATCTAAAGATGGGGGTTACCGAAAGTTACCGAAA